CGTTACGCCGGAAACGGTTCCCGTTATGCCGCTTAAAGATGCGTTTAAGCTACCCGCTATGGAAACACTATCGGCGTTTGATCCTCCACTTCCTCCGTAGCGTGTACCGTCTACCGTTACGAAGTAGCTAGTGTTAGCCGCGCCTTGCTTGATGAATACCAACGCTTCCTTTGCTAACGCACCTGACTCGGTTGTGTCCGTCTCTACCGTCTTGTCTTTATTGACGACGAAAGTGTTGTCCGCAACGGTCAACGCTCTGAGGTTCTTCAAAGGGTTGTTGGTAGCCATGTAGAGGCTGGCGTTGGCGCTGATTGAAACAGGTATGCCCACGCCCGTTGAAACGTTAAATATACTTACGCTAGTAGTAGAACCTCCACCATCGTTAAACACCATTGCGAACTGCTTGTCGCTGTCTCTGTCCACGAAGTGAACCAATGAATCGGTAGCTACGGGGGAACTGAACAGATCCTTTACGTGGTTCGTGTGCGGTCGCTTCGTCAATCCGTCCACAACGGAGCTATAGGCGTTAACCTGCTCTTCCGCTTGTCCCGGGTAACGAAGATTATCGGGTTGTTGCGATACACCTTGTACCAGATTAGGTACGCTGGTTGTTAACAGAGGCATCGCTTTAACGGTCGATGACGCGCTGTACGTCGTAGTTGTCGAATATGGTTCTGTCGGCGTTCTCGCTATCGGACGATATTGCCCGTGCTTTCGCCTCGATCTCATCGCGTAACGTAAACGCTTCTATCTCTTGCGATCCGAGAAAACGATTGGCGAACTTGCGTGAGGCGCGGACCAAGACGTAGTAGCGGAATTGTTCCGGTATGTCCGTGAAGTCCAGTTGAAAAGTTATAATGACCTTGAGGTCTTTCGTGAATACGTCCGTGTGGTTCTTCCTGTCGTACAGGCTCGCTCCTCGTTGAACGATGTCGATGTCGGTGTATTTACCCGCTTCGGTGTCGATCTTGAGCGTGTTGGACGGTAACACGAATTTATTGGTAACGGCGTCTCTGACTACGTCGTAGTCGTATTCGGTATTGAAGTGCCAACCATCGCTCTGTATCTCGCGTGTTACTTCGTCCAAGAGATTCTCGGCTGTAACGACTGATACGGGAACGCTGGTTCCTCCAAGGGTGTTGACGGGGCTTTCGCCTATCACGCCCAACATGGAGTTAACAGCTTCTAACTTACTTGTAAGTGCCATTGTATATAAAAGATTAAAGCTTTGGCGGAGGTCGGGTTAAAGGAAGGAAAACGATAAAACCTTTCTATACCGACCCCCGCCGCAGCAAGAGTGTGAGTTAAGCTACGAGTTCAAGCGCGCATTCACCACGGAGAATCCCGTGTCCCATTGCGTACTTGGCTACGAACAACGTACCTTGACGTTCGATCTGATACTCGGACTCGGTTGCGAGATCGAGAAGCTTGACCGTACCCACGGCGGATGGATGAGCAACGATGCCGAGCGTATTACGGAAATCGCCGTCGTAACCATCACCAGCGGTGAAGATGTCGTTGCTTGCACCCTCGTCTCCCGAAGACGTACCTCCAGAGGAAGCCATGTTAGTCGATGGGATGTTGGTAGACTTGTAGATGTCGATACCTGCAACTTGAGGAATCGTACCGCTAGCAAGCGAACCGGAACCTCCGACGTCCTTGTTGGCTCCTGAAGTGGAGATAACAACAGCACCGCTACCACCGGTAATCAACTGGTAGTATTCGGTAGGACGAAGAACACAGAAGCGACCATCGCTAGGAACGTCGTTGTCGTCGAGCTTTGCAGCGGCAGTGAACAACGAAGCAATTAGCTGTGCGCCTGTAACAGCGGCTGGCGTGCCAGCCGAACCGGGAGCGCTAAGGTCGTTGTTAGGTACGTCCACTTGCGCGCCGACAGCACCACCGGTCACGCCGGGAGTAGCTAGACGAGCAGCACCGATAAACACTTTAGCAACAGCTTGATCGAAACGCTTGGACAACGCACGGCCTAACTCGGAAGAGTAGACTGAACGAATGTCGTAGTGGTTCTTTACGTCGTCGATGCTAGCCAAGAACGTAGAAGCAAGAAGAACATCGTCGATAGTGATGACTTTCTGGTTCTTATTCGGATCGCTCAAGTATTTTGAACTGCTTCCTCCTTCTTCGGCAATGTTCTCGCCTGGAGTGTGGTAGTTAGCGGTAGCGATACCGGTCACGGGGAACTGAGCGCTCTTTCCGTTTTCGATGGTGCGTACCGTGTGTAGTCCCTTGAAGATGTTGTTCGTCTCAAAGGTCGTTAATATTTCGCCTGCAAACTTCTTCAGGAAAAGCTCGTTAGTGCCTCCTGCTCCGTTAATTTGACCGACGCGTGATGGATCTGTAATGCCTTCTCCAGCCATGATATATATTCCTTATAATAGTAGTTATAGTAGTGTGGTTTGTTTTAACCGCCTACAGCGTCGGTCGGAATCGTGGTTGTCGGGCGCACCCGGCCAAGTCGTCTTCGTCGCTTAATGCGTGATAAAGTGTTAGTCGTCGGAGGTCAGCGGTATCGCGTACCATCCTTCGGGTAAGGTCACCTTGTTAGAACTCTTCTCCCAACCGCCCTCAGGCGTAGGAAAATAGACGTGACCTTTGACGTCGTCTGCTAGGCGAACAACGTCGGTAGATTCGAATGAACCGTCAACAAAGACGATCCGTTTACTTCCGCAACCGCTTGCGAAGAGCAGACTGCAAACGATCCCTGTCTTCAGACTCCAGCTTGTGAGCGTCCGAAGCGGTCGTAGGTTTCTTGATTTCATCAACGGTTTGTTTTAGGAAGAACTCGATTATCGTTTTAAGTATCGATGCAATGATCCCCATTATTTCTCTTTGGCCTTGCCGACGTTCAACGCCAACAGGTCGAGGATCTTGTACAGCTTCTTAACGATGCCGTCGTCCTTTGGAGTAGGCGTTATAGCCGCTACAGCCGAAGCTAGAGCTACAGCCGCCGTTAGTATGCCCAGGATAGCTTCCCAGTTTTCTTGTACGTATTGCATGATGTTCCTTAGTTAAAGATTACTTACTGCTAGTCGTCGGTCTATCTCGGCGTGATACGCTTTGTCTCCGCTCTTGTATCGCGGGTCGTTCATCGCTCTGGTGACCTCCTGCATGGATTGATATGGTAAAGTCGCTGAACCCGTCGTAGACCCCATAGCGAGCTTTGGAGCCGTTGAACCGTTAGCCGCTTGAAACCGTGCGTGTAAACCGCTGACGGCGAGCTTGGCGTGTTCTACGGAACCCGTGGTAACTACCTCGTTGTAGGTGTCCATCTCTTCGTCGGTGAGGTTTTGACCCGCCCATTCCGTCATGGCGTCGTAGTCGTTACCGGCAACGCCTTTGATATCCGACTGTTGGTTCTCCATAAGGGCGGCTTGACCGGCGGCGTAACTGTCCACTAGCTCACGATTGAGTCCTAGCTTGGCTAACGATTCATAGGTGTCGTCCGTAAGCTCGCCTTTTTCATAGAACTCCTTGGACGCCTCTACGATCAGGTCGTTGCTTTGAGTCGGTTCGGTCTCAGCGATGTCTTCGTCTGCTTTGTCCGACCCTAGCTTCTTCTCTAGCTCGCCGTAGGCTTTCGCCATGTCTTCCGCGTTATCGAACTTTTCCGGAAGCCACTCAGGACGCTCCGCATCATCTACGGTCTCTCCTTGCGAATCCCCATTGCCTGCATCCTCCGCATTGACGGGAGCGTCCTCGGTAACTTCTTCCGGTTCGATCTCTCCGGGCGTTTTCTCGTTGATTTCTACTCGTTGTAATTCAGCCATCGTTTGTGTCCTTCGTTGTTATTGTTGTTAAATTATTTTCCTCGACGCTTGATGCTTAGACCTTTGCGTCCTTGTTTCTTTTTAGGTTTCTTCTTAGCTTCTTCAGCGTTCTTCTTTTGACGGGCTTTCTCTTCAGCTTCGTCTTTAGCCATTTGAGCTTTAACAGTAGCTTCGTCTTTAGTTTTCTTAGCCCATTTATCTTTAATCTTTTTGATAGTCGAAAAGTACTCTATCGGGCCAACCGGTGATTGTAAGAACTTAGCTTCATATCTTGCAAGTTCTTCTTTAAGCGTTTTAGGCATAGCTTGTTTGGATGCTGCCCGCTTAGTTCTTTTATCCGCTCCCGGTCTGGGGTCTATGTTGTTTGGTCCTCCCCCTGGAACAGCGCCGTGATTAGGTAGGTGGTAACGCTTCTTCTTTATTTCTAAATTCTTTCTAGGCATTGGTTTCTTCTTGTGGTGGTTGTTGTTGTTGTTGTTGAGCCATTGCGTTAATAGCGGGACCGACTGCCGGTGCGCCCAACTTCATCATCATCTCTTGTTGTTGAGCCGCTTGCATCTGCTGTTGAAGTTCTTCTTCCGTCTTGATCAACCCTTCGGTCTCGATGCCAAGAGCGGTAGCGCGTCGTTTGAAGTAGTCGGATACGTTAACGTACTGCATGACCGCTTCGGGACCGACAACCTGGTTAGCGCCAGAGAGGAACATGTCCAACCTGTTGAGGTCGTTACCGCGTCCTAGAGCTTCTACGCCCGTTACGATGGTCGGCTTGACTATGTCCTTGGGTAGCTTCGGCAGACGATCCTTCTTGCTCATACGCTCCATTAAGCGGGTAACGAGCGGTAGTTGGAACTCCTGTGAAAGAATACTGTAGAGACCGCCTAACGCCGCTTCCAATTCTTGCGACAACATACGGATCTCTTCAGCGGTAACCCTCTCGGCTTGTCTGACGACGTTGCTGTTGAGTAGGAAGGCGTGACTGAGGCGGTCTTGGATCTGAGCCATAACCGTTTGAGCCACTCTAAAATCATTGAACTTGTTTAGTTGTAAGACCGATACGTCTCCGTCCGACCCTTGAACGATTGCCCCGTTGGGAGCTTCAGCAAGAGCACGGGCGCGAGTCGTACCGTTGGGGTTAACCATAAATAGTACTTTAGCCGCAGCCGCTGACCCTTCCACGATGGCTTTCGTCAACGCTTCCAGACTCTTCAGGTCGCCTATGTATTCCTCGACGAACCCTCGTCCGTAGTCCTCACCGTCTATACGTGTGTAACGAAGAGGTAACCAAGGAGACTTGTCCAAAGCGTACTCGCCGTAGGACTCCTCGATGGGTATTCCCTTGACGTCTTGACGGACAACGAACTTGTCGCCTTCACGACAGATGGAAGTAAATAGCTCACAGGTGTCTTCTTTGGACTCTTTGTAAACTTCGTTCCGAACGGACTCCGGTAGCATCATAGGCGCTACGGTCTCCTTGACGGCGATGTGTGTGACGTTGCCCATTGGATCACGCTTAACCACGTATCGGTCGGGTCTAAAGACACGCATACCGCCGTCATCGGGGAGATACAACAAGGTGTTGCCCGTTATCAATAAATTCTTTAAAGCTTCGAACACGCCTACTCTGAACGCCTCTACCTCGACTTCTTGAGATACCGCTCGTTCGACTTCGCTAAGAGCTTTCTCTAGGTCCGTGCGTAGCTGTTCGCCTTGCTCTTCGCCTAACTCCGCTTTGGCTTTGTCCAACTCGTAACGGTCGATGACCAGACGGAAGAACGGAGCGTTGGGCGGTAACAAAGCTATTAACAGTTTAGATGCCAGGTTGTTGACGCCTCTTGCCCCGATCCCCTGATACGGTGTGTAATACTTGGTAGCTGATCCGTGTCCTTCCGGCGGTAGAACGTACGGTATGGTCAGTTCGGCGGAGGTACGACCTCTATCTAAGAAAGACCATCGCTGACCTTCCAACGACGTGTAAGTTGTTTGAGCGGATTCGTTGTTCATATTAAAGTTTTAAGAGGCTAGTCCTCATCATCGAATACATATCCGAGTTCTTCAGCACGTGCTATCGCCGGAGCTTCCTCGTCGAATTTTTCTACGTTCGGTTGTCCGCTTGTTAAAGCTGAACCTGACTCTAGTTCGATGAAGTGTACGGCGTCCGGCCCGTGGCAAACATACCAGGTTTTTATTTCGTGTAATTCCATAGATTCTACGGGTTAAAAGCAATAGACCACGACTTACCAACAAGGGCGTTGTATGCGGTAACGGCAGTAGCCGACCACGTGGATTTAGCGGCGTTGCTTCCACCGGACAACGTAAGGGCTATGCTACTCGATCCATTCGCGTTCAAACTAACGAGGATGTTTTCTATGGACTGAGCGCTTAAAGCGCCGTTTAGCCAACCGTTGGTAAATGCTGTTGAGGTTAAAGTTCCAGTAGTATCAAACAGATTAGCTGGGAATGTGACAGAGCCGCAGTAAAGCCATGCACCTTTAAAACTGGTCCCGCTAGAAAAATCAAGAGAGGGAAAACTGCCGATGCCCGAAACGCCGTACCATGCTCTGTAGAAATCCGTGCCGCTTGAAGTGTCCAGTGTTGGGAAGCTAGTCAAGCTGCTACAATCACGCCACGCTTCCCGAAAATTTGTCCCGCTTGAAGTGTCTATCGCCGCAAAACTAGTCAGCCCGGAACAACTGTACCAAGCGTTTTTGAAACTTGTACCACTTGAAGTGTCTATTAACGGGAAGCTCGTGAGGCTAGTACAACCACGCCACGCTTGGTAGAAATTTGTACCGCTAGACGTGTCAAGTGTTGGAAAGCTAGTCAGGCTACTACAACCGTACCAAGCGTTCGTAAAATTCGTACCACTACTGACGTCAATGGACGGAAAGCTAGTGAGGCCCGTCATCTGCCTCCAAGTGTCCACGAAAGTCGTACCGCTTGACATGTTTAGTGTTGGAAAGCTAGTCAGGCTAGTACACAAATACCATGCTTGACTGAAATTCGTCCCGCTTGAAGTGTCTATTACTGGGAAGCTAGTAAGTCCCCCGCATTGTTGCCACGCTCGACTAAAATCCGTACCACTTGAAGTGTCTATTAACGGGAAGCTTGTAAGCCCACTGCACTTCATAAACGAGTTACCGAAAACCGTGACAGTTGACGTCGCGCTAGACGCTGTAAACGTTGTCATGTTTTGAGCACCATTCCATGCACTGTGCAGAGTAGTTCCCAAGTCTATTCCCGCCTCAACTTCAACCGAAGTAATTTGATCTTCATCGCCACTTGCAGCGAAATCGGGACCGTAAGCGATGTCACTACTTATTTTAAGCGTGTATGTTCCAGCCGAATAGGTATGCGAGAGAGCGTTGGATGTGCTTGTTTCACTACTACCGTCCCCCCAATCAACCGTGTAATCCACTGTACCGTTAGAGCGTAGAACGAAGGTAGTGCCTGAATTGTTGATTTCGTATATAATAAAAGACGCCCCGCCACCTTGTTGAGCGTCAAAACCATACAACGTACCGAACGCCGGTCTCTTGAACTCCGACGGTAACGCCGTAATACCGTTAGGTACTTTAAGAGCCGTCGTCGGGAACGTAATGGACATGGTTACAGAGAGGCTGTAGTTCCTGTAGCGTGTACGCCTACGGTTCCGTTAGCTATAGCTGTGATGTTTCCGCGTATCTTTTCGTAGTGACCGTGGTCGTCACGCACTATTACGTTGCCTGTGGCGGTTAGAGCTTCGATGTGTATGGCTCTCCATTCACCTGCTACGTAAGCTTCAACGTTCACAGTCGCGCTTGTGGAAGCGGATTCGATGGTAAACGTCCAGCCTTTCGAGCGTTCGACGCTGAAGGACGAGCCTGCACCTGTACCGCTTGTAGAGTCGGCAAGAAGCGTGATCTTCTGGAGTGATATTAATGACATGATGATTGTGTTCTCTTGTTAGTTGTTATGTTGGTAAATTGACGCCACTACCGCTGTAGGAACCGCCCATAGTCGGTCGTTTAACGGTTAGCTGACTAGTGCCTTGGCTACCCCTTTTCCTTTGACCGCCACGACGTTTTGCCGCTGGTTTAACTACAGCCGCCGTTTTAGCCGGAGGT